ACTGTCGATTCTGAAACTTTTTTCGTGACTCATTTTTTCTCCTTTTCTCAACCAACAAATACATTATAGAACAGTTGACGGAAAAAGTCAAATCTTTATTCTCTTTGAAATCAAGGACTTACAAACTTTTTTAGAGAGTGTCTGGTCAATTTTTGACCAACTGTCACTTTTCTCAATAAAATCAAGAGGTTACCCGGGAGCAGAGACTTACCGAAATATCGGGAATAGTCCCCGATGATATTGGTCAATCATGACAGATTTATTGCCCCCTCCGGTATAATGTAGGAAGTTTGACCCTAACGCCTTCTCTCCATCAGGATTAAAATAATGGGTGGGAGTGTCGTTCCAAGTCTGATCGATTGTTCCTAGATCGAAGTCATGTTTCATCAATTGTCCTGAGATGTAGGGTTGATCATTCATGATCGACATGTGAACCTGTGGTCCCTCGAAGTACCACCACCTCCAATCATCAAAAAGTTCACGCGCGCGCAGGCGGGCCTCTCTAGTCCAGACTACCACACCAGTGTTTAAGATTGTTAACCGAGAGGGATGACTAGGCGGAAATGATGGTGTGATCGGGACATTGTGCCATTCATACTTTTTACAGAACTGTCGAAAAACAGAGTCATCATAATCCCATGTGTTATATCCGCCACTGCTCTCGGTTCGAATATCACTTTCCAAAACCCCATAGACCTCTGAGTCAGAGACATCAAAAATGTTTTGATCTGTATTGACCACGATGTCGGTGTCTGCGAACAGAACCTTATCATATTTGTCAAATGACTCATCGTAGATGACTCGCAAACACTCGAACAAAGGAACAACATTGTCCCTTCCGATATCATTCTTGGTATAGACAGGTTCGTCCGAAAACAGATAATCTGATCCGATTTGGTCCGCATAGATCTGAAATGACCGACTAGAGATGTCTGTCATTTCTTTATAGACCTCGGTTCGAGATCGACCTTCGATGGGTCCGCGTTTTTCGTCTAGGTCTGGATTAGTAATCAAGTACTGAAAGATCAGATTCATATTTGGGCTTTCTTTTGTATTCACCTGTATGTATTCCGCCCTTAAATCCTTCTTTTGCGTACCTTTTGTGTTTGTCTTTCTTTTTGTTTCTTGAGTCGTGTCGACTATACTTTGCCATTTTCTACTACCGTTAGTTTCTCCATTCTACTCATGAGACGTTCTGCCCGGTTTGTCACTTGACGATACCAGAGAGAGTCTCTTCCTTCCATCGCAGCAGTCTTCCAATCTTTTTTATAGAGTGCTGCTGTGAACCTCACAAACTGACTCAAACGAGGTCGACCGAGATTGAACATCATGTTAACCAAAATCTCTTGTACCTCACACGGAAAGTTTGGGAAGTATCCACCATATAAGATCTCACATTCGCGAATTGCGATGTCTAGATCTTGTTCAAATGCCTCTTTTACTCTTTCTTCAGATACCGGAGTACCGACTGGTTGGCCAATCTCAGGATCATTTTTTAAGATAAGATGTCCAACGCCAAAGGTTGGGTTTCCGAGATGGTCTTCATATATCTCATAAACCACACCCTCATCAATCTTTAATTGTTCATATACCCTTTCTCTATTCATAATGATACCCCAACATCTCTTTGGTCATGATATAGTCTCGAACAAAATCCGACCGAACAATGTCTGACCATCCAAACTCGACTGTGGTGAATCGTGTCATGTGTTCGATAATATCCAAAAACTTCAACAAACCTTTTTTGTCAGACTGTTTAGTAAAATCAGACTGTTTGTAATCACCACAAAACATCACCCGACAATTATCACCGACCCGGGTGATGACCGAGTCCAATTCGTGAAAGGTTAAGTTCTGCATTTCATCAATGATAAGAATCGTGTTATCCATCGTCACCCCCCGAATATATGAGGTCGACATAAACTCAATCACTCCTTGGGACACAAGTTTTTCATATGCGAGTGCGTCTTCAAAGAGTTCGGAACAGATTGCTTTGTAGGGCGTTGTGTATGCCTCTACCTTCTCTTCAAGGGATCCCGGTAAGAAACCCACTTCCCGAGTCGGAACAATCGACCGACAAAGAACAATCTTCGAACAATTATTCCCCTTGTCCAATACCGTTTCTAGTGCGAGGTATAGTGCGCAAAAAGTTTTGCCTGTCCCTGCTGTCCCGCACATGACAATATTATTATCTTCTGACCACGCATTGTACACAACCTCTTGAGAAGATGTCAAGGGTTCAAATGTGTACAGGTCATCGATGCGCAACTTCTGAGGCGGAGTGCGGTCTTTTCTCATGTCTTAATGGTATTCCCTCGACCTGATTTAGATTTGATATTTTTGAGGTGGTCAGACCAACCAGACCCCGCCATCGTGAGGGTCGATTTTACATTGGTGACCATGTTGGGAGTGTAGTCGATAACCTGTTGGAGATTAGGATTATCTTCTTTGTACTGATCTAATTCGGAAATGCGGAGAGACACCTCAGTAATCTCTCCGCTTTCCTTTTCCTTAAACTTATAAACTGGCATGATAAATGTCGCACCTATAATCTAATCCACAATATACGACAAGACAATGTCTTGAAGAGATATGGATCACCTTCCTTTATTGTGACTGACTAACTTCTTGAATGGTTTGGTCGAGAAACTCGCGTTTGTTCATTAATTTGTGCGCTTTCTCTTCCTTACCCCGTTTTTTCAAACTCATAATATAATGGTCTAGTTCTTGACTATCTTTTTTCAACCTTTCTATTTGAGCTGATGTCATATCACTCCTTTTTATTGGTGGAAAGAATTGGTGAAGTTAATCACCAGTTTGGATTAGATTCGGAAAGACCTCCTGTACTAGTTTTTTGTTAAGACCCTTGATAGGTGACTTTTTATTCACCATCGCCAACACGAGTAATGCATCATCAGGATGAACTGACTCAAGCAACTCGATAAACTTTTGTTCTCTCTTGAATGAGGGTAAATTAGTACCCGGACCGCCTTTCACAAACCAGCCGAAATCACGATGTTTTCTCAGAAGAGTGGAAGGTGCGGACTCTGGCCGGTTGGGAGTATAAGGTGGTGTTCCTTCGGGGAGAAGGAAAACGAGAGTGTCATCAAACATTCCGCGTAGAACATCTCGTAATGCGGGCATGTCTTTGTGTTTTTCCAAAACAGCTTTCCGTTTTGATTTGTTAGATTGTAATTCTAGTTCTTCGAACACTTCGAATACTTGTTTTTGTTCAGGTAAGTTAACCATAGTTTATCTGTTTCACCTCATATAGTATATCTATACTTTTTTACTTTTTAACAGAGTGTCCCATACCAATTCAGATCTTCTCGAATTTGTTTATACTGACTCTCTGCAGTTTCGACCGCATACCCAACCTTCCAATCAGGTTCGGACGCGAATCGTTGACGGACTTCTTCAATAACAAAATCAAGAGGTTCATTGAAATTCTCACAAACCACCTCTTGGACCTCGGTCACAAAAGAACTCATCTTACTCATATATAGTCGCCTCCTAATTCAATATTGGATATATTATAATTTATCAAGCTAAGAAATGTCAAGCGCCTTGTTCACCTTAAATTTACACGGTGTGTCTGACTCAAGTTTGCCGATGAGGTTCCAGTCTTCTGCACTCAACCTAGCACCATAATCTTCGATCTGAGTATATTCGTTTAGGTAGTTGACTGCTTCTTTTACTGTATTGAACCGTTTAATATCTTTCTCATTGTTTAGATTTGGTTTTGCTGTAAACATTTACTTTACCTCTTTGAACTTGCGTCTTGACCGACTGAACCTCAGTGGTTTGTTAAATCGATGCCAGTGATCTGTGCCTTCTTTCTTGTATGCAACACACTTCCCATCCGGTCGAATCTCATAAGTGTGGTTCGGGTATTCCCATTCAGTGACCTCTTGAAGTATCTTATTCATGAATGTAATCTTCCAACTCAGGTTTTCTAAGACGTTCTCCGGTAACAATACTGGACATATACTCTCGGTAGTCATAGAACATTCGAAGATATAACCCACCGAGTTCTGCCGCTTCTTCTTTGATTTCTGCGACCTGTTTTCGACCGCGATCAAATGCGCCTGGTGCATCTGACATACTGTAAAGAAAATCAACGGTTTCTAACTTCTGAAAGAATTCTTGTACTGTCATTACGCAGCCTCCTTTTCTTTGTAAAGATGGATTGGTTTGTGGTTGTAGTCCCAACATACCCAACGGTATTCCTTCGAACCTCGGTCGAATGCCCAGAGGTAGAAGTACTCACAACCCGCACCTTTATAGTGTTCGATGAACTCGATATGGTCATCAAACCACTGTGCATCAACTCGTGACTCACCACGATCACGACCATAGAAGACAGTCACATCTTCATCTGGTGTATCAAAACAGTGGTTCTTCGAAGTGGGCATGAACTCTTTCTTCAACACACTCTGGTCACCTAACGCAACCATCGGTAGAGTCTTGATAGGATTACGGTAGTGTTCCTTCAACATCTCACCAGTGTACTCTGGATAACCATCATAGTGAGAGTACTTACCAAGAATTTTACCATTATGTTCGATTCCAATTGCACATCTAGTAGCCATTATATAATCTCCTTATA